CGGCCTTTCCGCGTACTATTACAGCAAGGCAAATCAGGACAGCATTTGGGCTGATCAGATCATCGATGCTGGCGGCACGGGTTCTTCTCTGACTTCCGTTTGGTTTGTCGGTCTTGGCATGGATACCGTGTACGGCATTTTCCCGAAAGGCACGAGCGCCGGTTTCAAGTACAGGGACAACGGCCGCGTGAAGATGTACGACGCCGACGGCGGCGAGTTCTACGGTTACGAGTCGCAGTATAATTGGGACATGGGCCTCGCGGTTCGCGATCCTCGTTATGTGGTTCGTGTTGCGAATATCGACACGACCAAGCTGACGGCGAACGATGCGGACGCTTTCGTTGAGAAGATGATCATGGCGTACAATCAGATCGAGAACCCGGACAAAGTCAAGCTCGCGATCTTTGCAAATCGCAAGGTGCAGACGTACCTCGACATTTGCGCGGCGAAGAAGAACAACGTCCGTCTGACGATCGACGAGTACGGCGGGAAGAAGATCACGCATTTCTGGGGTATTCCTATCCTGCGTTGTGATGCGCTTCTCAATACGGAATCGCAGCTCGTGTAATAGATTGGAGGTAAAAACGACATGGCATATATTGATGCGGAAAACCGCTTCTTTGCGGAAAAAACGTGCGCGTCGTCCATGACGAGCGACGTCATTGATCTTGGATCGACCGGTGGCTTTCTGTCTCCGCTTTATATCGACGTCACTTTGACGGCGAAACTGACCAGTGGCAGCATGGACTCTTTCAAGCTTCAGTCCGCGGCGGCGGAGAACTTCGCCTCGCCGGTTGATGAAGTGGAGATCACGGTTCCGGCCTCTGCACCGCAGACCTCGAAACCTTGCAAGCTGGCACAATTTCACGCGCCGATCAAGCCGGGTAATCGTTATGTGCGGCTTGTCGGAACTGGCACGTCCCCCGTAGGCGGCAAGGTCAGCGCGTCGTTGCAGAACGGGATCCGAGTTGATCTGTAAGAGTGGGTGAGTTGTTGATGAAGGGGTATATTGTCAAGACGACTTGCTATTGGGGCAACCGCCTGTATAAGAAGGGCGAGATCGTGACAATGGGTGATACGGTAGAAGTCCCGGAGCATTTCGAGGAAATGGCGCCGGCGGCGACGGCTAAGACGGAAGCCCCTAAAGTGGAAGTCCAGCCGGAAGTGAAAGAGATCAAGAAGGCGGAGAAGGCAGCGGAAGCGCCGAAGCCCGTCAAGAAAGCAAGGAAAGGGCGGGGCGCGTAACGCGTCCCGTATTTCATTATGGACAAGATCGAGATTTGCAATATGGCTTTATCTCGCATTGGAGCAAGCCCCATTGAGGCAATGACGGAAAATTCGGAGGCCGCGCGCAAGTGCTCGCAATTCTACGAACACGATCGGCGCGTGGTTCTCCGTCGTTATCCGTGGCCGTGGGCGACGCGTCGTGTGGAGCTGGCTGCGATGGAGGAAACGCCGAAGGATTACGCGTACGCGTACCGTTACCCTGCGGATTGTGTTTGCCTTCGGAAGCTGTACGCCGTGGATACGACGGTGACACCGGAACGGCTGCGGCCGCTGCCGGATTTTATCAGCTATCAGATCGTGAGCGATAGTTCCGGATTGATCGTCAACACGAACGAGTCTCGCGTGGTCGCCGAGTATACGGCGGACGTGAAGGACGTCGCACTGATGGACGATACTTTCTGTGAAGCGCTTTCGTGGAAGCTGGCGGCGTCCATTGCGTTCAAGCTGACGGGCAACGCGCAGATCTCGCAAATGGCAACGGGAGAATATGAGAGAATGTTCCTGCACGCTGCGGCGGGCGCAGAGAATGAGCAAAACGTAAAAGTACCGGAACTGAACACGTTTATTGCAGCGAGGTTTGAGTGATGGGACAGTTTCAATTACGGCCTTCCTTTGCGGGCGGGGAACTTACCCCCGCCCTTTGGGGAAGGACTGATCTACAAAAATATGACGTCGGCGCGGCGATCATCAAGAACGGTATCGTCTTGCGTTACGGCGGCGTGACACGCCGGGAAGGTTTCCGGTTCGTCACAAAAACAAAATCGAATAAACCGGCACGTCTGATCCCGTTTTCGTATAACACAGAGCAGAATTTCGTCCTTGAATTTACGGCGGGGAAGATCCGATTCTTTACGCAGGGCGGGATCGTCGTCGATGGTGGCGGGGATCCGATCGAGGTCAATACGCCGTACACGGAAGCAGATTTGCCGAAGATCAAATATACACAGAGCGCCGACGTGCTTTTCATCGTGCACCCGGATCATCCGCCCGCGGTGCTGACTCGGTACAGCCTCACGTCATGGACGTATAATGTGATGGATATTTCGGGCGGCCCGTTCGATGATCCGAACATGACGAGCATTTCTATTACGCCGAGCGCGTTGACCGGCACGATTTCATTGACCGCGAGCGCGGCCTATTTCACGGCGGCGATGGTAGGCAAGCTGATCTGCTTCACGCATACAGTACCGGGGCAGTATGAGAAGGGCGTTCCGACAACGCCAATGAGCGTGACGTGCGTACCTGGCGGGACGGTGTACGTCGAAAGCTTTGGATTTTGGAACGGCTCCTTTATCGTGGAGAAATTGGACGACGCGGGCACGTGGACGCAGTTGAAACGGCAGAGCGGCAACCGTAGTCAGAACTATAATATGACGTTCACGAACGACGACGAAGTTATACGGACGTACCGCGTGACGTCGTCGGAGTTTGACACGACGACGCGTGAAGGCGAGGACGTGAATCAGCGCGGTTATGTGACGATCCAAGCTTTCGCCAAAGATTACAATGGGATCGCTAAGATCACGGTGGTTTCTTCGGCAACGTCGGCGACGGCGGTAGTGACGAAGAAACTCGGATCTACCTCGGCGACAACGAATTTCTCGATCGGGGCGTGGGGATCCGATTTTGGTTATCCGCAGACGGTCGGCTTTTTCGAGGATCGTCTGATCTTCGCCGGATCCAAGAAAGCGCCGCAAACTTATTGGGCGTCGAAGTCCGGCGATTATTACAATTTCGGGACGTCTATCCCGTCGCAGGACGACGACGCGATCACCGGCACGCTTTCTTCCGGTCAGATGAACGGGATCAAGGCGATCGTTTCATTCGGTGAAATGATCATGCTGACGAGCGGCGGCGAGTACCGCGTTTCAGGCGGCGGCGAAAGTTTCACGCCGGCGAATCAGCAGGCACGTGCGCAGGAATACCGAGGGATCAGCGACGTCAATCCTGTCGTGATCGGCGGCCGGATCGTTTACGTGCAGCAGCACGGGAACATTATCCGAGATCTCGCGTATTCGTATGACGTGGACAAGTACACCGGCGACGACGTTTCCCTTTTGGCTGCGCACTTATTCGAGAATGCGACGGTCACGGGAATGACGTATCAGCAGATCCCGAACAGCGTCGTATGGTGCACGAGGGCAAACAGCGAGTTTGTGGGTATGACGTATGTCAAAGAGCAGGACGTGTACGCTTGGCACCGGCACGACACGCAGGGTATTGTGTTGGATCTTTGCAGCATACCGGGCGAGTTTGCGGACGAGCTTTGGGCCGTGGTAAAACGCGGCGACGATTGCCAAGTGGAGCAGATGGTTCCCGGAAGCGGCGTCTTTCTCGACTCATATTTCAAGCGCAACGAAGAGACGGCCACGGATACGATCACGGGGCTGACGTGGCTCGCGAAAAAGGAAGTGCAAGTTGTTGCAGACGGGCACAAGATTTCCGGTTTGACAGTATCCGCCGAGGGCGAGCTTTCGCTGCCCAAAGCGTACAAAAGTATTGCCGTCGGTTTGTCGTACACGACGGAGATCGCAACCATGCCGATCGAGATGAACGGCGAGGACGGAACGTGGGCGTCTCGAAAGAAGAGGATCCAAAACATGACGGTCATGTTCAAGGACTCTTTGGGCGGGACGTACGGGATCATGTCCGGGGATCTTTCCTCCGGTGCGCATGACGAGATCAAATGGCGGACGAGCGAGACGATGGGCCAGCAGGCGAATCTTTACACCGGAAAGAAAAAGGTCACGCTGCCGCAGACGAATTATGACGATACGCTTTTCCTTGACATACTGCAAGAGGATCCATTCCCTATGACGGTTCTTTCGATTATCCCGGAGGTGCTGCCCGGTGGCTGATTATGTGTATTCCAAGCCGACGCCGGAGGATATGAAAGAGATCGCTCGCATGATGCGGGCGGAGGATCGGCGGGAACTTGTCGGCGCGATAGGCCCGAATATCGAGAAGGAAACGTTGTACTGTTTGGAAGCGTCCGAATGTGCATACGTTTGCAAGCTGGACGGCGTACCTTTGGCGGCGTTCGGCGTCGTGCGGAAAAGTCCCTTCGAGAAAATCGGCGTCATTTGGATGTTGGCGACGACAGAGACGGCGAAGCACAAGATCTATACCGGAAAGAAAACGCGCGAGGGTATTCGCGCGTTTCTTCAGGATTGGGACTTTTTATATAACTACGTGGACGTGGAAAACAAAAGGACGATTGCTTGGCTGAAGTGGATCGGCGCGAAGATCTACCCGCCCGCGCCGTATGGCTTTTATGGCAATCTGTATCACAAGTTTACCTTCGGAGAGGATGATTAAATTATGTGCACGGTAACGGCGGCGATCATAGGCTCCATTGTGGGGACAATGGGAACAGCTTATATGCAGGGGCGCGCCCAGCAGGAGCAGCTTGAAGCGCAGGCGGCACAGGCGGAGGCAAACGCAAGGCTGCAAGCGGGGCAGGCGGAATATGCGGCGAAGAACGCAATGCAAGCGAATAAGACGGCGGAGGAAACCGCCCGCGCGGTTGCGCAGAACGTTGAGGCGGAACGTCGAGAGCGGCTGCGTCACGTCGGAGAAATGAAAGCGAACGCGGGCAAGGCTGGCGTCATCAGCAGCACCGGAAGCGCAGCGGCGCTCCTGTTACAGGATCGAGACGCGGCGGACTTCGACACGCTCACGCAGCTGAACAGCGGTATGCAAAACTCCTACAAGCAATCCCATCAAGCGACGGACTTCGCGAATCAGGCGCTCGATTATCGGTATCAATCGAACGTCTACGCCAACGATGCGAAGAATTACCGGAACGCGAAAGGCCGCGCCATGACGAACGCGCTGATCGGCGGCGTGTTCGGGCTTGCGACGAGTCTTTCCGGAAGTCTGTATTCGTCAAAGAGCAGCGCGAAGCAGGGGGCCTCGTCCGGCGATTTTGATTCGTGGGCAACGATCCCATCGACAGCGCCGACTATGGTACCGGGTATGTATAGAGGCAAGGGGCGATAAATTATGGCGAGAGACTTTGCACCATATCAGACGCGCGGGCGAGTAGCCGCACCGAACGCGTATTATATACAACCGGGAAATCTGCATTACAGCAACGCCGGAGAGCAGGCGCTTGCAAAAGTGAAAGGCGAGACGGGGTTAATCATCGCCAAAGGCTTAATGGATATGAAGGAGCAGTACGAAACCGGAAAAGTCTTGGAGGCAAATAACGAGTATAATCGCCTTATGTCCGAGGGCACGGCGGAGCTGATGCAGAAGAAGCAGGAGGCCGCGCTGAACGTCGTCGACGATTACGACAAGCTTCATCAAAAAACGATCGAGCAAGTGCAGAAGAAGTACGGCGCTTTCATTGGTTTTGGCAGAGCTGCGCAGGCGTTCAATGTTTACACCGAACGCGACAACACGACGCGCCGCAACAATATGCTGAAGTATCAAATGGATCAGACGGAAGCCTACCGTGATACGCAGTATAATAATCAGCTCGCGACGTGCGTTGATATTGTCGGCAACGGCGGATATTCTGATCCGGCCCTCGTGGAAGGTTTGAACCGGGCCGAGCCGTTAGTTCGGCAGCGGTGGGGCGCGTACGGTGAAGAAATGGTACAGCAGCAACTCCGCGCCGTTCAAAATCAGATGGTAGGCGCGGCGATGCAGTATGCCGTGAACACGAGCGATTATGCCCGTATGGGCGAGCTTGCGAGTAAATATAATAATGTCTTGGATCCAAAGACGCGCGTATCTGTCCTTTCGATGCTGGGCAAGCGGCAGCAGGAAGCGCACGAGCTTGCTCAGGCAAATGATTTGTGGGCGAAGTTCGGGAACAATGCGACGCGGGACGATATTCGGCAATATGTCATTGACAATGCAAAGAATCTTGGTAGTTTGCAGGGGCTTTTTGCAAAGATGGAATCCCTTTGCGGCGTGGAAATGGACGAGGGGAGAAACGGTTGCGTCGAATATTCGATGAAGGCCCTCTCGCAGTTCTGCCGGTTTGCCTCGGCCAATGCCGCACAGCGCAACGTCGGGAATCTTTGCAGAGCAGCGCAGGCGGAAAACTCCGGTGCAAGCCTTATTCGTTATAGCGGGCAGCAGCTTCACGCGGGAGATATTATCGTATACGCGACGCCCGGCGACGATATTTCCAATTTCGACAACTTGGAGCACGTCACAGTTTCCGACGGAAACGGCGGCTATTACGGAAATTCGTCCGGCGCTCGCGACTATGAGGACGAGAACGGCAATTATGTGCGGGGGAACGGCTGCGGTGTGCACTCCGATGATCAGAATATCGGCGGGTATGAAATCGCGTATATTATCCGCCCGGACGATATGACGTCAAAAGAACTGACGGATCTCGAAATCGAAGAGCAAACGGATAAACTTTGGGCGCAGTACGAAAAGAAGTATCAGCAGAACCGCACGGCGGAAAACCGCTTGATCGAACAGGGCGAGCTTGAACAGCAGAATTTGATCAATCAGGGCGTCGATGATCCGGACGCTTTTGACGCGATCGCGAATAAATATGGAATCATGAACGGCGTTGTTAATGATCGCGTATTGATCACGCTTCAAAAGCAGGGCGGGCATATCAGGAACATCCTCGCGAAACAGGCAGAGCGCGAGGCCGCACGCGGGAGCGGTAGCGGCGGAAGTGGCAGCCGAGGTGGAAAGGAAAATGATCCTTTCGCCCGAATCGCTATCCGTGAAATGCTTGAAAGCGGAGTGCCTTTGGAAGAAGTATTGGAACATATCGACGAGCACAATTATTCAAATGCCAAGGATCTTATGAAAATGGCGTTCAACTATAAATCCGGAAAAGGCGAGTTTGCCGTGGATTGGGCACCGTTGAAGTCAAAAGCGAAAGCTCAATTTGGCGGCGAGGACTTCGAGGCACAATGGGCTTTAGCGCAGGATTATGCGTATGAACAGTACAAACAATATAAGACGGAGCACGGCGAAGATCCAACACAGAAGGAAATGGAAGGCTGGATCTTCGACGGTTTCGCCCATCCCGAATACACAACGCATCAGGGAACGCTTTGGGATAGTACGGAGAAATCTGCCCTTTCAAAAGCTGAATGGTATGATCGCGGCGTGGATCCGAACGGTGTATTCTATAATCCGAATACAAGAACGTATAGCGTGACGCTTACCAATGGCGGCACGTATCAGCTTACACCGGAGCAGTACAAGGCGATTGTCGAAGAAGGAAAGCGCGCGGATCAAGTTTTGTTTGGAGGTTATAAACCATGAGCGAACGAACGGAAGCCATTTATAACTCCATTCGTCATAACTACGGGCGCATGGCAAACGGTACGCGCCCGTGGGAAAACAATCGGGACGAATTTAATGACGTGATGAATTACGCGCCTTCGGAGTATCAGCAGACGTATGACGTTGGCAAGGATGACGCCGGAAACCCGATTCTCGGAAACACTCTTTCCGACGCGATCGTGGAATCAACCAAGCCGAAGAAACAAGGTGTATGGACTGGCGGCGTCGATGCTGCGGAAGTTTCGGAGCGGATCACCGCCGACGAGGAAGGCGGCGAGCTGAATCTTGACGAGTTAATCGCGGGCGGCCGGACGGATCTCGGCGAAGTGCTTTCGGATCTGCACGAGCGGGCAAAGGACACGAGCCTTTATGCGCAGTATATGTATTCTGCGGAAGATTGGGCGGAGAAGGGCAAAGAGATCTTCGATGCAACCGGGATGAATATTGATCCTTTCGGAAACAAGGACGTTTTTGAAAAGGCGTGGAATCTGACGAAGGAAGTCAAACGTCAGCAGGCGCTCGCTACGGACGCAAACGGTCACGTAGATATGGATAAAGTGTATGACGCTATGCCATATCTGCGGGATATTCACGAAGCGCACGGCACGGCGGCAGCGGTGCTCGTTATGAACTCCGCGAAAGAACTGAAAACGATCAATGATATTTACGACAGCGAGGCGATGCGTTTCGCCGCGTCCGTCGGATATGGCGCCTATCGCGGGGGCTTGCAGCTCGTCAATCAGTATACCGGAGCGAAAGCGATGCTGCGCGGCCTCGCCAGCAACGAAGGGCTGACCGCGCAGGAGATCAACGATATTCTTTGGGTGACGAACGAAATGCGGAATTTGCCGCAGTTTTCCTATTCATCCGCCGGATCTCTCTTGGGCGGCGTACTCGGGAGCGCAGCGGAAAACGCGCCGATCATGCTGCCGGAAATGGCGAGATCGGCCGCCGCCCATCTTGGGAAACTTACCGGGCCGTATGGCACGGCTGCAAGTGCGCTCGTTTATGCGGCTATGTCGACGCAGATCGCGGGCGCGCAGTACATTGAAAACATTACAAAGACCGACGAGAACGGCAACCCGATCTATACGCCGAGACAGGCCGCGATCCTTTCCGCTGCACAGGGCTTGGCGGAAGGGTATCTCGAAAAGCAATCGATCGCGGCAGCGAGCAAGGCCGTTTTCAATACGGGCACGGCGAAGCGTCTCGCGCAGATCTACGCGGAAAAAGACGCCGCCCTTGCCGTCGGACAGATCGCGGCCGGAGCTGCGCGCAAGCAGGCCGTCGAAGATCTGACTCGGCAGATCATCAGCGAACGTATCCGGCACGCGATCAAAGCGGGCATGATCTCGATCGCTGCGGAAACGGAAGAAGAATTTGAACAGCAAGTTTCCGATATGGTATTGGAGAATATCGCACAGATCGCATTTCGCGGAGATCAGGCGGACGTCTCTACGTTCGAGGATATTCTTTCCGAATCGTTCGGCGCTGCCTGGCAGGCAGTACCGGCCACGGTTGGCTTTGGCTTGGTTGGCGCCGGCATGGGCGCGAGGGCGAGCGCGAAGGATCTCGGCGCGAGGATCCTTTCTGCACAGACGCGTTTCGAGAACGCACAGGCGAGCCAATACGCGCGGAACATTTACGAGAACGAACGCCGCAATAATATCACGGCACAAGTGCGCGCGGCGACGCCGGAGCAGCTTGAAAAGACCGCGCCGGACGTTTACACAGAGATCCTCGACCGTATGAACACGGACGAGGATTTTGTTTATACGCAAATAGATCTTCGTACTTTGATGGAGGACGAGAAAAACAAGGATCTCGTCGATACGATCGTGCAGCTTTCCGGAGCGACGGAAGAGGACGTTCAGGCGTGCTTGCGTCCGGATCAGTCCGGTATGCTGAACGTCAAGACGAGCGCTTTGCAGCGTGCGCAGAATATCACGCCGGAGCAGCAGCAAGTCTTGAATCAGCATACCGCCCACAACGGGAAACAAACGAATTATCAGATCATCGAGGCTGCGAAACGGATCCGCGAATCCATGAAAGCGGTGGAAGCCAAGACCGACGAAGAGAAAAGCGCTGCGATCGAGAACTTTGCGAAGGCCAATTTCAAGGACGACGAGGCGACGCAGAACCTTGCCCGTGAAGTGATCGCGGAGAATCCGGAGAACCCCGCGCTCGTTCTTCGCGGCCGTATGCAGGCGACAGACGAAGCCATTCATGAAATTCTCGGCCCGTCTATCGAGGGGTTGAAAGCTGAAGGCGGACAGGGGACTTCCGTCGTCGAAACGCTGGACGAAAACGGCGACGTGCAGACCAGCCGCACCTCAAATAATCCGCAATGGTATCGAAACTTCTATGAGGACAACGGTAGAGCGCCGACGAACGCGGACTATGAGAAGATCGCATACGAGAACGCCACCGGTACGGCGACACGTTACGCCACAGGAGAAGTGGGCAATTTAACGCAGGAGGACGTCGCCTATTTCGAGGGCGTCAAGAAAGAATTGGACGCGCTTTTTGCGGAGCGCGAATCGCTGCGGAAGATCAACGAGGTATTAGGCAACGTCCGCGCCGGAGAATTTTTGGCGACGGCGTCTTTGTCTGTCGAAGCC